TGCTGTTACGCTATTTACGTTCAACGATGCGCCACCGCCACCAATTTGTGAAGCAATAAATGCTTTAATTGCTCGCTGTGTTGGTACAATATTATCGCTATCTGCTGTAAAGAACGGATCTGTTGAAAATTCTGTAACTGTTGCTGATCCGCCGCCAAGTGTAACATTACCTAGATTAAGTTCCTGTAGACCACTAATATTAAACGCATCAGCATTCAATGTAGCAATACCAGTCGACTGCTCAATAGCAAACAAACTACCAACTCGGAAGTTGCCGTCTTGGTCAGTTGAAGTAAAGAATACTCGTCCGCCGTCAGCTTCAACCGTCTCGTTACCCGGTATTGGATCTTGCAATGGATCATTAGGGTAGTTACTTTCTGTGAAGCTACCTGTACCAATGTCTAAGAAATCGTGTCCAGTTAATCGTACCTGACTGTAGCGCAATCTAGTAGTTACACCCTCTAAATGTTCAGGAGCTTGACTGATTGTTAATTGAGGACTTATTTGTAAGAATGCTGTATATTCTCCATCATTCGTACCAAGGAAAGTTACAATATTTACTAACTTAAAAGTTACTCCTGGTACACCATCGAACACTACGTTAGATCCAGCTACTGGACGTGTTGCTAGTTGTCGAACTGCAACAAAACTACCTGTTTGATAGTTATCAGCAAATCCGTCGCCACTACCTATCTCAGCACTTGCTGTTTCGTACTGGATTCCGCGATTAATAAATGACGGGTTGGCTAATGTTCCTTTACCTGTTCTGACTGTAAATGGTGCTTCGAAGATATTGTTAGGGTCAGTAATGGTCATTGTTGGCAATGAAGCATAACCCGATCCAGGTTCTAAGATATTAATTGCAAATATTTTACCGTTAGCTACTTGCGCTCTTGCTCGGGCACGGGTGCTAGCAGTTATCACACTAACATTAGATGCGCCGCTGTTACTAATTGTTACAAATTTACCAATTCTATTTGTATTTCCAAATACTACGGCTACACTGTTACTTGTACTAATAGTTCTTGAAGTCCAAACAACTCCGTCTGGAGAGCTAGCTGCTGTTGTACCTGCGCCTACTGCAACAAATGTTCCTTGGCCGTAAGCAACTGACAGGTAAGCAGCACTAATAATAGTGCTAGCTACCCAAGTAATGCCGTCTAAGCTGAAAGCTGCTGCTGTTCCGCTAGTACTTGATACTGCAACAAATCTATTATTGCCAAATTCAACACTCTTCCAGTTAGTGCTAGATGGTAAAGCAGCCGTAACCCAGGTTAAACCGTAATTTATAGAGTATGCTGCTTGAGTTCCGCCTGAAGCTACTGCAACAAATTTTCCAGCACCGTAAGTAACGCTAGTCCAAGTAGTGCTTGCAGGCAATACTGCTCCGGCTACCCATGTTAGTCCGCCGTTTGTGCTATATGCATTTGCAGTTCCGCCCGTAGCAACTGCAACCCATACTCCGCCACCGTAGGCAATACTAGTCCAAGTAGTAGTTGCAGGTAAGTTTCCGCCGGCTGTCCAATTAATTCCGCCATCGACTGAGCGTGTAGTTGTGTTAGAGCCAGTTGCAATTGCAACTATTATAGAATTAACTGCTACAACTGTTCCAGTGCCTGTAGTAGCGCCTGTGGCAATAAATGTAGTTCCAACAAAGTTGTTTACTGCTCCTACTGTATTGAACAACGAATCACCTAATACTGTAATCTTATATGCTGTTCCAGCTACTAGACTGTCAGCGGTGATAGCTGTAATATCTTGTCCAGATGCAGCGGCAATCCAATCTCTGCTAGCAGATAGTGTTCTTGAGGTCCATGTGCCGCCGATTGATGTTTCAGCTGTAGCACTTCCTGACAACAATGCAACAAAATTGCCGCCAACGGCGCTACCAGTAGTGTCAACTGCAAGTACTGCACCAGATAGGCTGGTAATTGCTGTGATAGTGATAGTGATATCATTGGTTGTGCTAACACCGCCTAGCGATGTCCCTGCAATTGTTAGAGTGTTTAATCTAACATATCCAGTTCCGGCAGCGGCAATACTTACAAGGTACTTGGTTCCTTTCTTGATAACATTAAATGTAGCGCCAGTTCCTGTGCCGCCTGTGCCAGCAACTCCGAGGTAAGTAGTTACTGCTGATGCAAATTTTACATCAGTGTATGTACCAGCAGTTGGAAGCCCTGTTCCTGCCGCAGAAGCATATGATGGTGCTGTAAACGTTAATCTTGGTTCAACAGTGTACGTAGTACTTGCATCCGGAGAAGCAATAGTAGTTCCTGCTACAAAATGTTCCCACCCTGCTGCGCCTGTAGATTCGGTAATTATTGTGGCAATTTTGGTACCGGTGTTGTATGTATCGATGATACCAAACTGGCCTACTCCTGTTCCGCCAGTAATTACTACCTTCATTCCAATATATCCTGTACTAATTGTACTATCAGTAGCAGCTAGTGTAATTTGCGTAGTAGATCCTGCTTGAGCTGTGTTGGAGTTAGTTAGGTATCCTGAGCCGCCAAACTCGCCATTAAGCCCATCTTCTGCTAATTGCACCAATCTAACTTGGTAAACTGCATCGTCTCGGAACTCGTCCGCTTCAGAAGTAGCATTAATTCCGCCGCCCGTTAGTACAAATTGTGCATCAGTGTAGTCTATACCTGCATTACTAAACTCTAAACCAATAAACTGTGCGCCAGTTGTAGTTACATCACCGACTGTTGCAACAAACTGCAATACGTTATCGACTACCGCAGTGTTTGGTGTTTCGCGATCGTCGAATCCTTCTGCTACAGAACCAAAATCTCCATAAGAGTTATTGCCATTAGTAGCTCTGATTCGTCCGCCGTTTTCAGCTAGGTATGCTATGTGTGCATAGTATGAGAACACAGATACTAACTCTGCACGACCATTGTTGGTGATCCAGGCACCGATACCGTCTGATATTACCTGCGTAAAGTCATTAGATACTATAGAATCGTTACCGCCATTATGCAATCCGCCGTCAATTTTTTGTCCTACTGCTCCGTTACCAAATGTAGTTAACCCTTGCACATACGGTGAACGGCTGATAATCCATGTACGGAAGTCATTTGGTCCCCAACCTGGATCTAAACTTGCATATGCTCCAGCTGACACGCGGCTAGTGCCAAATTCATTTTCTGCTAACATGTCACCTGTTAGTCCAACTAATGTCTGATCTCGTAATCCAGTGCCATCACGTAGATAATACATATCTTCTTCTAGACTTCCAAGCACTGCATTTGCATAATAACGTGAAGCAAATCTTGATTGATAGTTAGAAGTATATTTCAAATCCCACTTTAGTGCGTCAATGTATGTACCAACATCTCGTGCGCATGACTCTGTGTTGTAAGCTAAATTAACAGCCATTGACCCTGTATCGTCAGTAAATAATGCAGCAGTTCCATAACGTGTTGTGGATACTGTAAAGGTAGTTGAGCTAACTACACTTTGAACATAATACCTAGTACCTACGGTAATCCCGCCAAATGTTGTGCCACTGAATACAATCTCAGCGTTTCTTTTTAACCAGCTAGTATCGCTAATTGTAATTACGTTAGTAGTCACAGCGGTAGCAGTATCACTAAAGGTATTAGCAATATATGCATTAACTTCTGCTACAATAAATGATCGGTTAAGTTCAAGTTGTAAGATTGCATAATCTCTGTTACGTAATTCTGTTGAACAAACATTTCCTTCATTTGATCCGCTGTAGATAATCGTAGTAATCAAAGGCATCAATATGTTTATACGTGCAATCGCAGTTGCATCACTACTCACATTAGCAATAGCCTGTGTTCGAGCATACTCAATTGCTTCTATAGTAACTGCCTTTTGTCCTAAAGTATATACTTCAGCAGCGTTATCTCTCAAATAAGACTGTGCTGCAATAATTGATTTAAAGTTAGTAGACACATTATTAGCTGCAACATTACCAAGCATAAAATCGTAGCCAACAGCTTTTAGAATAATACCAATATCTCTTGAACACTTTGCACTATCGTATGTTAATGCCGGATATTGTGCATTAATATAGGAGATTGTATTTGCTCTAATAGTTGCTGCTGCTGAATTCAATGCACTATATGCACCAATTAATGCAGTAGTAGAGCTTACTCCGTCAGTAGTAGCTGGGTCAGATAATGTTACGGTAGATCCAACTGCGCCAGGACCAGTATCGATAATTTCAATAATTGCATCTAAACTATTACCAATAAGTGTTGACGATTCTGCACTGCCTACTGTATCAGTATACGGTGTAATCACAGTCTGTAGTGGAGTAAATGCGCTACCGAGTGCAACTGCCTGCATTCTAGTTTTTAAAAATGCAAGTCCGGCAAGTGTTGCTGGTTTAAATGATGCAGAAAGTATTGATTTAGCAATAGTACTGTCAGCACTGTCGCCATCAAAATATGCTAGACCAGCAGTAACACTTTGAGAGTTCCCGCCGTAAGTTAAGTCATATATCACGGCATCAATTGCATACCCAGTATCTCTTCGATTAGCAGTTCTACTATATTTTGTATCAGCTTTAATTATAGTAGATGGCACTGTTTGAAACTTACTTACTTCGTATGTACCAATTTCACCAGTAGCGCCTGAAAGTTGTTTATCGATACGTGTGCCTTGAATTACACTTTCACCGTGAATTAATGCATCATTAGTAACCACGCCACTTTCAACTGAAGTAACAGTTAACACATTTCCAGCAATTGATCCAGTAAATGCTAGAGAACTGTATGAATTTTTAAGATACGTAATTACTTCTTCTTGCAAGAACTTTTTGTTTTCTTTAATTAATTTTCTAGCATTACCATATCCTGCTAGATAGCCGGCATTGTAGCCCACAGGATCTATAAGATTTGTAGTATGCAATGTGCCTAAGCGATAATCACTTTGCAACTTAATTACGTCAACTAATTGAGTAACGGCAACATTTTCTGCTACATCAGCGAATGGCCAATTTGCGCTTTGTGCTACAATGTTTCCGGTTGTCGGTGTGACTGTGCTGCCTGTAACAATATTGCCAATAAATCCACTAATGTGTGCCAGAGAGCTAAGGCTGTAGTAGCTATCTGAAATATCAACTAAGCTGCCTGCTGGACCAGTATTAGTAGAACGTAATTCGTCACCTTGTACGCAAGTATATGCTGGTACAATAATTGGTAATGTTTCACGGTATCGACCAGTTGCTACTTTAAGTAGGGTGAACGGGACATATCTAGCTGGAATTGTAGGTAGTGAACCAACCTGTGTAGGATTAGCTAGTGCATCAGTAATAATCGTTACCAATAAAGTAATGTCGGTCAGTACACCCGGTTCAGCAACTACCGCAGTATCAATAAATTGTTCAGCGATTGTTGTAGAATCATCTGTTACATTTTGGTATGCCACTGCAGGTGCTTGATTAGCTAACACTGCTTCAATAACTACTAAAGTGTAATTATATGCTGCAATTCCTTGATCTGTTTCAGACGATAGTGTAGAATACGGAGCATCTTCTTCTGCTACTGAGAATGGACCGTCAACTAAAAGTCCTAGCAAAGATTGAGCTGCTGCTCTAATCTTTAAATTGCCTCCATGCCCAATATCCCACTGTAGTCTGTCAACAACGAACCCAATATCTCTTGCGCACTTGGCATCTTCGTATACAAAGTTTTCCCAAATGCTGTCAGAAGTTGCATTTGCAACTTGATAGTCAATCCAGCTAGTAACTTCACGTTGAATAAACACGCGGTTCAGTTCTAATAGTCGTTGTGCGCTAGGGTTACGTGGTCCGTTTTCAACTTGCTCACATGCGTATCGGATTGTTTTAAACGGCTTATCTAAAGTTTTGCCTTGTACTGGACTTGGTGCGTCGGAACCATGTGGTGCAACATAATACACTTGGTCAGCAGCACCTAATGACACCCATTCTGGATCGTCTGCTCCTGCACGTAAAACTTGTCCTTCAGTACCAATTGGTAACCTAGTTGGGCCTGCTCCGCCAAAGTACACTAAATCGCCACGAGTAGTTAATACAGATACTTCTGTACCGATAGATAACAGATTCCAGTACGTACCACTAATATCTTGGTCTGGACGGCTGTTTACATTGCCGCCGCCTTGTGGATCATTGCCAATAGTTGATCCATCGTCTGCTTCAGATTTATGACCCAATACACAGATATAAGCATTTGATCCGTAACGGACTGCATCTCCCAATTTGTATATAACATCATCTACCCACTCGGCTTGCCATGAAATACCAGAATTAAGTTTTTGCCAGTATGTTAAGTTTGGCGGTTCTTGATTTGTACTGTCTGCGGTGGCAATATATGTGTATCCGCGTTGGCTAATTACATTACCGACACGATAGGCAGTTGCACTACTCCATTCTGATTCGAACGTAATGCCTTCACTAAATAATGACCAGATAGCAGTACTTGTACTAGGCGTTGCATTGAAATGGTTAGTTATTGCAATATATTGATTGCCGCCGTAACGTACAATATCACCTATCTGGTAGACTGTTGAACTGTTCCAATTATCTTCAAATTGTACACCCTCAACAAACTGACTCCAGTACGCGGAACTATCAGTAATGAAGTTAGTAGTAGAAGTGTGTTTATCTATACAAATCCATAATCCTGCACCTTGTTTAACAATATCGTTAAGTTTGTAAAGTACTGAGCTTCCACTCCATGCGCCTTTATATTCTAATCCGGCGTTAAACTCGTCCCAATTTGCGGCGTTGGCTTCTAATCCTAATAGTTCAGTAGCTGCTGAAGTATGTCCGGTCTTACAAACATATGTGTATGCGCCGGTTCTAACTAGATCGCCGATTTTGTATCGAGTACTAATTGTCCAGGTGTTTTTCCACTCGGTACCTTCAGCAAATACATCCCAATTGTCTGGCAAATTAGCTTCAAGCCCTAGTGCTAAGGTAGCAGCCGATGTGTGAGAATTTGTACAGATATATAAAAGAGCTCCGTATTTTACAACATCGTTATCTTTATAAAATGTACCTACAGTCCAGTCACTTTTCCATTCTTGACCGTCTGTCATTTGATTCCATTTTGTTGGATTGTAATCAAGATTGGTATAGAAGTCGGCAGCGGCTGTGTGTCCTACAGTACAAATATAGGTTTTGCCGCCGTTTCTAACTACATCGTCAACATAATATGTTGTACCGGTGATCCATACATCTTTCCATACAAATCTAATTCTACCTAATTTAAATTCTGCCATTTTCTACTCCGTATCTTATATTTATGTATCTGTTATTACTATTGTTTAGAATGATTTATAAAACATAGTTTGTGCTAGTATACTGCCGCTGACGCCTGCAAACTCGCCTTCAAATTTTGCGAGTTTAGGAAAGATTATTTTTGACCCAGCAGTATTTCCCATTTTATCTGGACCTACTAGTACTGTACCTGCAATAAAACTTCCCACTGCAATTTCTGATCCACCAATACTTAATCTTCCTGCCAAGTACGCACGAATTGCTCGTTGTGTAGGAACTACATTATTAGAATCTGCAGTAAATAACGGATCTGTTGAAAATTCCCTAACTACTGCTCCAGTACCTCCTACTCTAATACCACCCAAGGTCAATTCTGTCAATCCGCTAAAGTCAAAGAAGTCTGCACTAATTGTAACAGTACCAGTTGCCTGTTCTACAGCAAATAATTCGCCTGTTCTAAAATTACCTGATTGATCAGTACTTGTATAGAATACGCGGCCACCGCCTGTTTCAACAATTTCGTTTTCTGGAGAAGGTGTATAAAATCCTGAATATAATAGTGGGTAATTAGTTTCTTGAAAATTGCCAGTTCCGACGTCTAAAAAGTCGTGTCCAGTAATTCGACATTGGCTATATCGTGATCTAATGGATACCTGAGTCTTGTGTTGTAGGTTATCTCTAACTGTAATTTCCGGACTAATTCGAATCCTTGCAGCAAGTCCTTGATCAGTTTGCCCAATTGGTGTAATTGCAACTAATGTGAAAATACCCTCGAGACCAGCAATAGTTAGCTGTGCGCCAGGTCCTGGATAATTTTCCAACTCGTTTATAACAATAAATTTACCGGACGGAATAATGTCAGCGAATCCATTTCCAGCTATTGTAATTTTAGTAGAATTAGTACGATATCCCAACCCTCGGTTAATCCATGTTGGATTAGGTAATACTCCGTCTCCGACTCTACTTTCAAGTAGCACATCAGATGTATTATTTGGATCAATTAGCGTAATCGCAGGACCATCAAGATAGCCTGATCCCGGATCCCATAATCTAATCTCTGATATTTTACCTGCTACAACAGTTGCTCTTCCTAACGCTCTAGCTCCTGTTAACACTTTGTTAAATTTATCAGTAGCCGCAGGAACTACTACCCACATTGGTGAACGTTTTCCTATAGACGAGTCTCTTGACGCAATGTAAGGATTTCCAAAGCCAACTGCTTCCCATGATTGCTCTGATGCTAATTCTCTGTTAGTCCAAACTATGCCGTCGAATGATGTTGCTGCGAAAGTTGTAGGTCCTGCAGTAGTATCAGCGCCGACTAATCGTGCTCCAGTATCGCCAATAGCAAAGAATACGCCTTGGGCGTATCTAATTTTCTTCCAATTGTGTGAAGTTGATCCGTCCTGACTTGGCATCGTTCCTGGATACCATTCTACTCCATCAAAGCTGTATCCGACGTCACCAGTAGATGATATTGCCACAAATCTATTATTGCCATATGCAATACTTTGCCAAGACTTGTTAGATGAGTCAGCAATAACATCCATTGTGCGAGGAGTCCATGTAATAATACCGTCTTCACTGTTATATACTCCAATTCCAACATAGTTTCCACTATTTGACAATGCTACAAATTTTCTTGCGCCGTAGGCTATGTCAACCCATTCGCTAAAACTTGAGTCGCCAAATTCTGGTAAATTAGTTGATGTCCAAGTAGTTCCGTTAGTACTAATAGCTCCTGCATCTAAATCACCAGCAACTGCAACAAATATACCGTTACCGTAAACAACTGAGTTCCAAAGCCTACTTGCTGGCATCGTTCTAGCAGTCCATGTTATTCCGTCCAATGAACTAGCTGCGGCATTACTTCCTGTACGGATGGCTACAAATTTGTTATCGCCTGCGGCTGTACATTTCCAGTCTCCCGCAGTAGGTAAAGTAAATGATTCCCATGTGTCTCCGTCGCCGCTATAAAGGCCTGCTGTTCCGCCTGACGAGATAACAACAAATTTACCGCTTGATGCTTCGATGCCGTTTCCTGCTCCGAATGTTCTCTGATCAATAGCTAAAATTGAGTTAGTGCTGTCATCACTAGTAGAAGTTACTACAAGTAACAAATCGTTTAATGGAGTTTCTCCGCCGATTTTTTCTCCAGTAATTATTAACTGGTCGCCAACAAGGTACCCTGAACCTGCCGTTGCAATATCAACAGTGTAATCTCTTCCAATTTTAGTAATAGTAAAAGTTGCGGCAGTTACTACTAGGCCATCACGACCATCGACACTGCCAGTGCCTGTACCGGCTGTTAACTCTGTATATGTTTCAGTAGTTTCACCGTAGGCAATATCAGTCCAAGTAGTACTAACAGGAGTAGTAACTTCAGCAGCAATGTACTGAGGAGCTGCAAAGATAATTCTTGGCTCTATTCGATATGTAGTTCCAGTAGTTAACGGTATAGTTGCTGGCTTTCCCGGAACAACATGATCCCAGCCGGGCTGATCGTCACTTTCTCTATAAACTGTGAGAACTTTACTTGTATTATTGTAAGCGTTTACGTAACCATATTGTCCAGTACCTGGTCCGCTAGTTAACACAATTCTCATGCCTAGATAATTAGATTGTGCGTTTGGATCATTAGTTGCTAGAGTGATAGTTGTTGCGTTTCCTGTTTGTGCGTTGTTCTGAACAATGATGTAGCCGCCGCCGCCGATATCCTGTGTGATAGTCTCACTGACATCTAAACGACGTGCTTCAAACACTGCGTCATCTCTAAATTCTTCAAATAATACTTCAGCGTCTACTCCAGCTCCTACAAAGGTAGCAGTTGCTTGTGTATAATCTTGTCCAGCATTAGTCCACTCAAATATTTGAATCTCATCAACGAAGTCGCCGGCAAACGCCGATGATATAATTGCCTCGTTGGCTCTAGTACCAACTGCTGCTGCTACAGGTACTTCTGTTAGGTCAACTCCAGATGCAATGGCTCCAAACGTACCGTATGAACTGTTACCGTTAGTTGCACGAATAATTCCGCCGTTTTGAGTTAAGTAGCCAATGTGTGCATAATACGAGAAAACAGATACAAGCTCTGCTCTACCATTATTCGTAACCCATGCACCAATACCATCACTGATTACTTGTGTAAAGTCGTTAGATACAATAGATCTATTTCCGCCATTATGTAAGTTACCGTCGATCTTTTGCCCAGTACATCCAGTACCAAATGTAGTAACTCCTTGAATATAAGGAGAACGATTAATAATCCAAGTACGATTATCAGCTGGACCCCAGCCTGGATCTAATGATATATATGCTCCAGCAGTGGGCACTCTAAAGATATCAGCCACTCCTAACGGATTTAAGACTCCAGCTAACCCTGTTAATGTACAGTTTCTAACTCCAGTAGTATCGCGGCAGTAAAACATATCTTCAGTTGCTGAGCCTAATACCGAATTACGATAGCATCTTGCTGCTAATTTTGATTTATAATTACCAGTATAGATAATGTCATACTTCCATGCATCAATGTATCTACTTAAGTCTGCTTTAACTAGCTCGCTATCAAAATTGTAGTCTGGGTGAGTAAATTCAATAAATGCAACAGCTTCAGCAATTATGAACTGTCTGTTAGCTTCGAGAATACGCACAGCATTTACGTATCCAGCTGATGTAATCGCAACGTTACTACCGCCTAATATCGGATCAATTCCAGTTGAATTAACATAAAAATTAATATAATTTTTAATATCTAAAATTAATAGTTGAATATCAGTTGCGGCTTGTTGATCAGCTACTACCACCCCTGTAGAAGTTGATGTTGTAGAAATACCATACTCATCTATAACTGTTTCTGAAACTGTTTCAGTTAATATTACTTGATCTTTTAAATTTCCAACAGTTTTTGGCGGTATTAATTCTGTACCTCCAATTACTCCTTCAATTACTTGTGAAATTCTAGTTAACACTGCAATAGTGTAAGCACTATCTAATGCCAATGATGCAATCGGTCCAGCGGCATTTATCACAGTAGTTCTTAACTCTGAGCCTAACACCACTGTTCTTGCAGGGACACTTATTGGCAAAATTTCATCGTATGTGCCAGCGCCAACTTTTACTGTAGATGTTCCGGCAAATCCGTCGTCTAGTTGATCACAGGCAAATCTAATTGTGCGCCATGGTTTAAATTGACTGTTTCCTTGTTGTGGATCAGAGGTATCATCAGTGCCATTGATATCTACGTAAACAACTCTGTTAGCTTGGACCAAGGTTTTATAGATAACACTATCTGTATTGTTAATAGCAACTACCTGTCCAGGAGTTCCAATATTAACTGCTGCTGCGCCAAATGTACTGCCGTCGCCTGCTGCGCCACGACTAAGATCATAAGTTAATAAATCTCCTCGAATACTAAGACCTGATTCAGAACCAGCTAATAGTACTAACTCCCAGTAGAAATATCCTGAGCCGTTATCTCCAGGATAATTCTGATCCGTTGACACATGCTCAGTTATCGATTTATATGTGCTTCCTAGAAAAATTACTAGATCGTTAGGAGAATAGCGATTGCCGTCAGCCCAAAAATTACGCCAGTTTTGGCCAACAGTAATAAGTTCCCAGTTTGTATCGTCTAGATAATCTAGACTACTGCCGTCGGCTGTTGTATCTAGTAATGCACTATAAGTGTTTCCGCCTCGGCGGACTAGGTCGCCTGTTTTATATAATCCAGTAACGCTCCAGTCGCCTCTAAAATTAATATTCTTAGCTGCAATTTGCCAATCTATTGCATCAACTCTATCTTCTAATTGATAGATGCTGTTACTTGGATTGCTACCGTAATTATTAGTTAAACTATAAAATAAGTACCCACCATGTTTAACCAAGTCACCGACTTGATATACCGTAGTAGTGTTCCACTCGTTACTAAACTGAAATCCTGGAAATTCAATTTCCCAATTTTCTTCTTGATTAAAGTTTAAAGTTGAGTCGCTGCCAGCAGTATGTCCTTTCTTACAACGGAATAATGTTCCACCAAATGTTGTTAGATCATTTTTACGATATCGAGTGCCATTTGCCCACTGTCCTACATATTCTACGCCGTCGTAAACAAGTTCCCACTTTTCTTGATCTGCTTCTAATCCGTCGCTAATTGAGCTTGCAGTATGTCCAGTAATAGCACGATACACAATACCATTGTATTTTACAACATCGCCTGCACCATACCGTGTACTATCAATCCAATCTGATTTAAATGCTGAACCCTCAGTGTACACAATCCAATTACTAATATCGTCATCAAATATACTAGTTGAGGTATAGCTAACTGCACACAGATATAAGTTACCACCGTTTAATACGATGTCGCCGGGGTTATATAACGTAGATCCTGTCCAAGCTGAACGCCACGCATAACCGTCGGTCATTTTGCGCCATGCTGGTGTTGGATCTGTATCGTTAGGATTTGCTAAAAATGTTTGGTCAGCAGCAAATGCCCCGGCAGTATGTTGTCTAAAACATACCCAAGAATAACCACCGTATTGTACTACATCATCTCTATTATACTCAGTTGAAAGAACCCATGTTCCTTTCCAGGTATATCGTAATCTACTGATCTTAAATTCTGCCATAATATATTCCGTTTAACTTGATGTACCTGTTGGATACACGTATCCTTGATTTATTCGTTGTACTAATCGACCTTCTGCACCAATATAGTACAGCATATTTCTATTATCCCATCGATACTGAGTCCAATTTAAATTGTCATACTCAACTACATGATCGGCAGTAACACCTTCAAAATAATCAACACCAGGTTCAAAATCTTCAAAATTTTCCGAAGGAATTCCTGCAGTATTTAATTCAATCGAATCTTTATCTTTTAATTGATCACTACGCAGTAAAAATAATTCACCGTCATCGTTTCTACGAAGTGCGTACCAGTACCTAGGACTATCTCCTAGGGCTTCATCTGGACTGGTACCTAAATAATATGGGCTTGGCATTAGTTTTTCCTTATGATATCTCTACGTAACTTACCGTAGCATCAATGCTGTCAGGGGTATCGCATACTAATCTTAACCCTGTTGTTGACGGAAGAATTAACTTTTCTCCCTGTGTAATTACTTTAACACTAGTATTTGGAGGAATTACTAATCCTCGTATGTAATAACTTACTGTGGTGTCTGCTCCTACAACTTGTAGGTCAGCAACAACAGTATCATAATCTGTTATATTTGCAAGGTTACAACCAATTACAGTTGCTCTAACTCCTGCATCAATAGTTACTAGATCTTGAGGAACAGTTCCTATTTCTGTTACTAGTGCATGTCTAAATACGGTTGGCATATTATAATTATCCTAATGTTAGTGCGAACGAAACTGCAATATCTTCTGCTTGGATACCGCTAACTGCACCTGATGCGCCTGCTGGGCTAGCCCATGCAAATCCGTCCCAAATTTCAAGAGCTTTCGAGTTCGTGTTATACCGTGTCATACCAGCTATTGCATAAGCAGTTGGACGTTGAGCATCATTGCCTACAGGTGGTACAAATCCGTTAGTGGTTGCTATTTTAAAATAGCCGGTTCCGGTTTGCGCAATTTGAGTAATTGCATTATTTGATACGTTTGTAATAACGTTGTCAACAATTCTAAAATTACCTAATCTAACGCCGCCGACGCCACTTCCATCTATGTATAAATCGCTGCCGGAAGTTGTTGTAATTTCATTATCACGAAATATTAAATTACCAACATCTAGTGTAGGTAATGTAACTGAAGTTGTGTAGAAATTGTTAACGTATAAATTATTCCATCTAAAAGAGGCGCTACCTAAATCATATAGCGTGTCAGTTTCGGGAATTAAATCACTTTTAATAGCAGCGTTAATAACAATGTTATCAGTTAGTGCATCACCAATTACAATGTTGCCGCCAATAGTAACGTTACCTGTTGCTGAAATATTTCCAGCAACATCTAAATTACCAGTGATTTGAGTGTTACCAGTAATTTCAACAATGCCAGACCCATTAGGTTGAAGTTCTAAATTACTGTTTGAAACAAAAGTAGATATTACATTACCAGTAATCTGTATATCATCAACTTGTAAAATTGCGTTGTAGATTACAGGATTCCCTGCGCTGGCAACAAAACTAATAGTATCGATATCACTGGAAATTGTATTGCCAGTGATATGTAAATTGCCTACATCTAGTTGGTCGGTTACAGAAAGTGTTGTAGTACGGGTTGTACCGATAACATCTAGGTCTGTGGTCGGATTGGAGTTATTCACGCCTATGCGTGAGTTAGTAACATCTAGGTATAACAGGTCAGTCTCAAAAGCAAGATCCACACCATCTCTGATGAGGTTAGCCTTTAAGAGCGGACCACTAATTCGACCAATAGCCATGTGCTCTCCATTTCCACCGACTTACACGGATACGGACACCTTACATAGCGGTCCTGCGCTGTTGAGTATCGTAAAAACTTGGTCAGTCTTTACAGTAATAGTATTTAGCCCAAAGGACATTTTAGCCAAGTATGAGGCTAAAAACGTTACCTAAATCTTCCATAACACCTTGAGTAACTTCTTCACCACCGCCAGTAGCAATAACATATACATTACCGTCAAAACACTCTAGGTAGCTTATCTCAGTATTCCATCGAGTATCGCCTAATTCAGGAACAGCTGGGCGACTAGCATTATCACCTGCTGGGATTGCTAACGCATTTGTACCAACAAATTTTACATATCCAATACCTCCATTATTTCTAAATGTTAATGCAGTATTAAGCAAGTTAGTAATGTCATTTTCTTGCCATTTAATGTTTTCAATATAAACAACGCCAGTCTCTGGGTTTAGTAGTACATCTTCATTAGATTGCAAACCGCTAATCTTATTGTCAACTCCGTTAATAAATAGCTGGTCGCTAACTATAACGTTAGTTGGTCGTATAGTATCTATCTGTTGCCAGACGGGAGAACGAAGTTCGGACCAACGTTTATTGCTCTTACCTAGATCATAAGTAATATCAGTTCCCGGAATAATGCTCTGTGTAAAATCAGTGTTAACTGTTACAGTATCTAATATGTTGTCACCAACTGTAATAGTGCCGTCGGCTTGTAAATTGCCTCCCATAACAATATTACCAGTACCGGTTCCTTGTACTGTGACATTACCATAAGTTTGTACATTTGATTCAGCTACAACTTGACCAGTGCCATTAGGGTCTAATTTAATATTAGAATTAGCGATGCTATCGATTCGACCATTATATATTTCTAAATAATCGCTTTTTAGCTTACCCATTAAGATAACTGAATTAGGTATTGCTGTAGAAATAATAATAGGACCAGTGTATGATCCAAACGAGCCGGCTGCATTGATTAAGATATTATCAATACGTGCTTGACCTGTAACATTTAAAACTGTAGTTTTAACATCAGTATCAATCTGTAGATCGTATAACGGTGCATCAGTATTAATACCGATACGCAGGTTATTAACGTCAAGATATAATAAGTCGTCGTCAGTAGGAGCGTTTCTAAAGGTTAGATCGCTACCGTTGCGTAGAAGGTTTTCAGTAAGTAGCTTACCGCTAATTCTACCTAAACTGGCTGCATAAGATTCTGGCATTACATATCTCCGTTCGATATGTATATTTACTCTAAATCTAGTTAGTTAGCAAAGCCGTAATAGACTGTAACGTACTTGCCGCCCGGGATAGCACTGGTAAATTCGATTTCAGTGTTGCCGTTGATCAAGTTATAGTTAGTAACAGAAATTTGCATAACGTTTTCTACTAGAACAATAAGATTATCTGCACTAGATGGTGCTATACCAAATGGTGGGTTAAGAGTATAAGTAGTTTCGACATCGTTGCCAGGGCCTAATGTTTCTTTAGTAATTGCAGTTGCACCCGGACCTCGTACAATTTCCCATACTCCTGCAATAAGAGCTTCTAAGCTGTTAGTGTCTAAGTTGTAACGAATTGTACCGTCGGCAAATTCAGCGCCACTAATGCCGCCTGGATAACGTACGAGTGTTTCGTTAGGACGTTGTGCAGTTGTTCCCTGTGGCAATCTTAACCCACCAGTTAGTCCCATTACTGCACGACCAAATTGATTAGTGAATAGAGTTTGGTCTCTAATACTAAACTTTGAAATATTTTTTTGTTTTAGAAATTTCATATTATACCGGCAATGAACTTACTGTTACTGCGATTAAGTCTGCAACATCTGCGCCTACATAAATTGTATCGTTTGCATCTAACACTATTCTTTCTTCTGAAAAGAAAACAGTTTCGCCTGCTGGAATAATCAAGTTGCTAACAATCCTGTTATAATTTTGATTGCCAATTCCAGCACGAGCAAACCAAATATTAACTGTAACTGCATTAGCTGTTTCGTCAGTTAGTGTTACATCACCAATATTACATAATGCAATAGTTGTTATAGCATTCACTTGCCCAGTCCCGCCACTAGCTCCGTTAGTAGTGCTAACAAAAATAGGAAGTCCTGGAGATGTAAGTGCTCTTGTTACATCAATCAATGTACTTGTAATCATAGTTGTCTCTTTAAAATATCATGCTAAAAACAAGTGCCTTGTTTTTGCTTATTAATTCGCCAGTTCGGTGATTAGTGCTTGCACTATCGTTTACATAGTAAACACCGCTAGTTCCTAATCCCGGGTCGCCTGCTCGAATTAATGTTGCCCCAGAAACAAAAGCAGGATCACTAGATATTTGATCTAGTTGTAATGCATAATTTGTTTGAAGCTTTCCAGTACTGCCGGCATCAAATCGAGCAGTGTTGATAAAAATATTTTGATCCGATACACCGTCGGGCGTTCTTACTTCAAAATTTACCCCGTCGATCTCAATACCATTCAGTCCTTTGAGACCAACTAAAAATCTATCTGCAAAAAACTGAGCCGTTAGCGTAGTATCCACTACAATAGATACAGAGCTTTCATTAATTAATTGACCAACAGTTGCAGTCGCAAATGCAAGCGAGCCGGCTGTATCTGTATTATTAGGAGTAACATCGGCGTCAGCAATAATTACTCTAGTGTTATCTTTAAGAATTTGGAATGTTGGATTATTTTGAATTGCATCATCAACATATTTTTTGTTTGTTAACACATCGTCGTGTGTAACTTGATCTTCATAGCTGGTAGTACCAGATACTTTAACAACTCCTGTTCCCTGACCAATCAATGTCAAGTCTCCGGCGTCTGTTATACTATCTGTAATTATTTGTCTTAATTTTAAACGACTGTTTTGGAATGTATAAGCGTCTTCGGCGCCGACTAGTTTCCATCCGCCTGCGGTTGCTCCTAGTTCTAAACTTGGAAATGTCTGTGCTGTTGGTATAGCAATATTCTCATCCCAAAGTAAAGAAGCGTCATCAGCTGAACCTCGATCAATTCGGATTCCGGAAATAATTAATGATACTCCGTCGCCTCCTTCACCTTTGTTTAGCGTGATAACGTTGTCTTCAATTTCTAATTGTGTTGCAGCAACATAGACAGTTTCCCCTTCAACTAGTAATCCGCCAGTTACAATAACCGTACCTGAAGGTCCAGTATCTAGGGTAATTGTACCTCCGGATACTGAATCTCTAATGGCTTGTATATTATAATCGCCGTTGACTCTTAAAAACTGTCCCATGTTGTAATCCTAAATTAAACGATTGCTGTTAGTACAATGTAGTCTGCTGATGAGTCATTTTCTAAGTACCAATTGTACTTAACGCCGCTAAAATCAGTAGCAAGACGCTTGGTGATTTTAGCAATAGGAGTCGGGGTTGATCCGTTACCGTCGAGGTAACCGTTAATTCTCATCTCGTTATTGCTATTAGGGATAGTTGCTTGTAATACACAAGTTGCTTTAGCACCAGCTTGATTGGCTACTACGAAAGTTTTTGCACCACGTTGCTTAGAAATATAAGCATAGTTAGTTGTGATATTATATGTGTCATCAGTGTATGCAGCAGCACCGAAGTATGCTTCAACACGAATACCTGTCGCCGCTGATAGTGGAGTTCCGATAGCATCGGTTCCCAGTGCATCTTTTCTTAATGGACGTCCCATTTGATTTCTCCTTAATATGACGTTTTAGGTCTACGCAGAGGGATTCTGCATAAATCTTCTTGACTCTTTATTTATCCACGACTAAGCATTGCCATTAGCTCAATTTTTTCAACTGTGCTTAGTATTTGATTAATAGTGTCTATTTCTTTTTGTGCTTTTTCTAAATAGGCTCGACTTTTAGTTTGTCTATGCTGTACCATAATAATACTATGTTGCTTTATGCGATTTTCAATCATATGTTCTATCTGATTAACATCGTGAGTAAACATAGGAAAGCGTTTACGCCATATACTAAACTGCTCACGCATCTGTTTAAAGTCGTTGTCTGATTCTATTTGCATCAGGTATTTAAGTCAACAAAAAAGCCCCGAAGGGCCTTTTTGAATCTTTCTTCTTATTTCTAAGAATTAAGCAAAACGTAGGTTTGCGCTAGTTACAGCAACAGTACCTAGGTAATCAGCTGCGTTACCTAAAGAAGATGCTGTGTTTGTCAACTCAACATAACCATAGCGTGTCATGAATGACACCACTGGTTCGAATGTTGATGGATCTAACACTACACCAGAACTCATTAGAGGAATGTAAGGGCAGTAAAATGCCGCTGCATCTGACTCAGATGAACCTTTGTAACCTACTAATACGTTGTCGTCAGTAGCATAGCCGTTAACATAAATCTTCATTGCACTGTTCAATGTACCAACAAACTTTGTGTTTGTAGGAGCTTCGAATGTACCTTCTGTTGTACGAGCAAATGCGCTTGTAGTAGCAGATTGTAGAAGAGTTAGAACTGTTGGAGATACAACAGCCCAGTTACCAGCACCACGACGTGTGCGTTGAGCAATCAAGTTAGCAGTACGATTGATTTGAACAGCTAAAGCAGCATGCTCGTCACCAACGAAAGTTGCAGTACCAGAAACAGCAGCTTGGTCGTATGTTAATACGATACCAGACAAGCTCTTCAAGCTAGCAATAACTTCTTGGTCAATTTCAGCAGTAATTTCTTGCGCCAAAGCAGCCATAATTTCTGCTTCGATGTCAATACCCTGTTGGGCTTGTGCATCTTGTGCAGACTCAAACGTCCAGCGAGCTGACAATTTACGTGTCTTAGCTTCAACTGTCTGTTTCAAGATTTGAATGCTTAGTCTGTTACCAGCACGACCTTCTAAAGCTGCTGTACTAGCTGCTTTGTCAGATGCTGAACCGGAATAGCCTTCGGCGATCTTGAATGGGCTTAGTGCCTCATCACCAGCTGTGATGTCAGTACCGGCTGCGCTGTTAAAGCTATCTGCATAACGAACACGCAAGGTATGGATCTGACCAACTGGGCCAGTCATTGGTTGTACACCTACTAACTCGTTAGCGATAACGGTAGGCATTACACGTCTGATCACTGGAAGGATCACACGATTTAAAGTTGCAACGTTGCCAGCGGATGTAGCTCCAGCAGTAGCACTCTCAGCCAAATACTTGCGGGTATTTTCTAAAGTAGTAGCCATTACTGAACGCTTGTTACCTTGAAGACCTTCTAGAAGGGCGTCTTTGGTTTCCGACCAGCGTGACTCGAGTAATTGTGACATTATAGTTCTCCTTAAACTTTTAGTCCCGCAAGCCTGCGGATGTCAAATATTTCAGCAGTTTTTTCTTCACTGCTAAATTGTTGTGCCTGATGTTTATTGCCTGTAATTTCTTTGCCTTCGGTCAATGCTTTCTTGGCCGGAGTTCCACCATTCATTACTGCTGGTAGATACTTGTCAAAAGCTGCATTTAGCTTATCTGTTTGTACTGACTCTAATAGTTGGCTCATTACTGAACGCTTATCACCACCTAATGGTCCTAACAACTCGCCTATAACTGCTGTGCGCTTTGCGGATTCTTTAATGATTCTTAATTCAGTTTTATTGCTTTCTACTAATTTTTCTGTTTCTGCAACAATCTTTGCTGCTTCTTCTAATTCCATTTCTTTCTGTGCAACTACCTTTAACAGGCGTGCAGTTTCAGATTTTTCATTTAGATGACTTGCAGCAAACTCGCTTGCGAATGATTCAAAAATTCTGCGACCAAAGTCGTTTCTGCGAGCAGAGTTGATATCTTCTTTCAACTGAGTCATTTCAGATTTCAATCCCTTAGAGACTGTTTCTTCAATGATTTGTGCTGAACGAGCGATGAAATCTTTCCTGACAGCTTCAAACTTAACTCTACTATCACGTACTAGACGTACTTTAGTTTCAGCTAAATCTTTCTTGTCGCTGTGGAATTCTGCGATTTCTTTCGCTAGTGAGTCCACAATAAAAGACTCTAATTTTTCAACGTTGCCTGCAACTGCGTTACGGTCTTCGTGTAATTCTGCAATTTCTTTGCGTAGATTATTTAAGATAAATGATTCCATAGTGGCCGCATCATCTTTCATTTTTCTAGCGTATTTTGCACGGGCTTCGATAAGTCCTTGACGGTCTTCAGCAAGTTCTGTTAGCTCTGCGGTTAAGCGATCAGCTAACATTCCTTCAACAGCTTCAACCATTGCGGTTTTATCGTGCGCATATTTCTGCGCAAATTCTTCACGTAGTGTAGCAGTGACTTGATCACGAGATTCTTGAATCTGCGTATTCCAAGCAGTTTCAATCTCCGATTTGATGTCCTCGGAAATCACATTGTTTTCAAATAATTGTTTAACGAAATCTAGCATGTGATTCTCCTTTTTATTTGAGACCCTTGATGATTTTCACCAAGCTCTCTGCTATATATCTTTGTGCCTGTGGGTTGCCTTGTACTTCTAATGCCATTTTAAATGCCTGATAGCCACCTGTGTTATTCATCAAGTGCTCATATACTGGAGTTGGGTAAGCTCCGGGTGCGCTTGGCTGCGCAACAATGTCAACAGTGATAATTTCAAATCCCTGGACATTGCCGCCGCCGTCTACTTCGCCGGATCCTCTTGAACTTACACCCAACTTAACTCCTGCCGTCAACATGGATTCAATTAATTTACCCATTGGTGTTGGCAAGATTTTTAGTTTTCCGTAGCCGTTAGGACCATCCATCCACATCTTGGTAATCATATGACTAACACGATCTAGATTAATTTTTAAATCCTGAGGATGATCAACTTCACCTAGCACAGAGTAACCACCAGAGATCTGTTCGTTGAGCGTTTTGACAGCCCTGCCAATCTCTTGAGAAGAATAAACACGTTGATTTGCATTGCGGATATCACCTTGGATGCAAATCCCGTTGAGATGTAACGACTTACCGCCGTTACCATCTTCTTCGCTCTCAAGAACAATCTTAGCCTGATCGTAACTTAAATGTTCTGCTAGAGTAAATTTTTTCACCATTCGGTCCTATTATCTACGACCACGGAAAAGACTTTGGCCATCAGTGGAACCTTCCGCTGCGCCCTTTTTCTCAGCACCATGACCTGACTCTTTCTTGGAGAAAGCACTACCTGCTTTTCCGCCTGGGACATTGATGTTACCTGTATTTTGTTCTTTTGGATTACCTTTTAACAGACCGTTGCCTTTTAATGCACCTGTCTCTGAACCTTCGCTACCGTTACGGCCGCTTAGGATGTTAGCAGTTGTACCACCCATATCATTCTTACCAGCTACTGGGGACTTGCCGCCGTCAGCTTTTTCGGATTGACCTTTCTTTTCTGCGCCGTGACCTGCTGGAACTTTCTCAACATATTCACGCACTGTTTCTAGATCAAAGTCATCTTTCATTTCCATTTCGTCGCCCATGTCGTCGCTGTCGTCAGCCATGTCGCCACCTTTCAATGCATCAAACTTAGCTTGTAGTTCATCTACAATACTGTCTAGATCTTGGAATAATTCTTCTTCGGACTTTTCTTCGTCATCTTCTTCTGGACCCATGTCCATATCTAAATCACTTTCTAGATCGTCAGTTGCGTCGCCGCCCATTTCGTCATCGCCTTCATATGCGATATCTTCGAAGTTTTCATCCATCTTGTCTTCTTCAGCATCTTCATCTTCAGCTGCTTCGTCCATTTCTTCTTCGTCTTCGTCTTCTTCTTCTTCTTCAGAAATTTCGGAATCGATTAGATTTTCGTAAATTTCACGTGAAGCAGCAACTACGTATTCGTGGAATAGTTCTTCTGCTTTAGCTTGGTCTTCGTTAACTAGATGCGCTAGCATCTGTTCTAAAATATTTTTGTCTGCCATGTTATGTTCTCCTTCAAGATTGTTAGGCTGTAGTATATTTAATGCGTAGATTTAAAACCGGCGTTAAATGATAGTTTTTTGATTCGTTTGATCTGAATATGCAGTTTCTGGAAATTTTTGTTCAAATTGACTAAAACTTATATGGCTAAGATTACCTAGCTGATTTCCAAGTTTATCTGGAATAAAAGCAGTTGTCGGTATAACTCTATAAAATTTAATACCTTTAAACTCTTTAATAACTTTTTCCGTCTGGCTTAACCAGTTTCCATGAAAAGTTGCTGCGTCTGTTGATTTTTTGTAGTTAAATGTATCTGCATATACATTGTTAAACTTTCCAGCAATACCTTGATAGTCAAACCCTAAAATGTAAACTTCTTTATGGCCTTGACTTGCAGCATGCCATAGTGCTGTTGGACCACTTGACCAACCTTTATGAGGTGTAAAGAAATTTATACCTGCTTTAGAGCTAATACCTTTATTAGGATTAGTCCATACCTGGTGTGTCTTATGATAGCCAGACTCAATAATCTCATTAACCATTTTAACATCTACTGCAATTAAAACGTGTGGTTCATATTCTCTATACTGGGCATTACATCCGTAAACAATACCTTTAGGTAGCAGAGATTTAGGATCAACCGATAGTCTGCTGGTTCCATTTCCTAGTACAAATGCTGGAGTATTATTCGGCTGCTGCTTCAACTGGGATACCATACATCTGTTGGATAAACCCTTGCTCTGAATTTTCTTCTGCTTGGTGCGCTTCAGATTGTAACCTAAGCTGATTTATCTGTCTTAGTGTTAAGCGAATCTTGCGAGTGTCGCTTTTTTTCACAACTGAACTGTCTTTACTGTTATCGTATCTACGATCGTTAGCAAAGTCGTTATTTTCGTTGTTGAAATAAAAAAATTCTAATAGGAGCATACTTGTATTTAGTCTTATACTGCTGGAGGTTCTTCTGCAGGTGCCTGGGCTGCTGCGCCTGCTTCGGCTGCTGCTGCCATATCATCAGGAGCTGTTTCATCTTGGCCGCTTAAATCAGCTGACATACCGCTTGGAGTAATACCTGCTGATCGCATCTCGCTTGCTGCATCTGTAGATGCTTTTAGCTTGTTGCCGTTTTCTTCGCGCCATAATGTTTCGTTTTCTACAATCTCTTCCTGAGTAAGACCAAGATATCGTTTCATAGCAAAACGTTTGCTCATATGTGGAATTTCTTGCACCTGCGCAAATACTCCAACACGAGTAGTATCAAGTTCTGCTTGACGGTAAGCAGCAAAGTTTTGAGGAGGATTAAACCTTAAGTCAAACAAACTTGAATCAATATTGATGCCTTGGTGCTGCATCCATAACTTAAATTCTAAGTCGAATGTTTCGACAACCATTGCCTGCAACCGTTCGCAGTACTTGTTAAATCGTAGTTCTTGAATGTATGCTGTGCCAACTTTGCCATCGGCAACTGAGTTACTTGATTCTTCAACACCTGTTGGCAAGTAAGCACTGGGAATTCTCAACGCACGGAATAACTTGTTAGTAAAAAAGCGTAAGTCAGTAATTTCACCTAGGTTAGTACCGCCTGGTAACGTTTCTACTTTTGATCCACGACCTTCTGCGGTCTGCGGAAAGAAATAATCTTCGTTAGTGCTTAATGGATTATAACTTGAGTCAACAATGTTTGAACCGCCGCCACTAGCACTAGGAATGCGGCGCTGCTGTATTTCGTTTTTAACACGTTCAACAAAGCTCATGGCCATGTGTGCTGGCATATTACCCACGTCAACATAGAAAATCCTACGTTCAGGCGCACGTTGAATACGATAGATAATAATTGCATCTTCCAGCAATTCTTTTTGCTTGTAAACTTTGAATACTGATTCTAGCAAGCTATTGCCGAAAGGATAGTTTCTATCTAGTCCTTCACTTAATGAAATATGCACAACATCTTTTGCATCAACGCAAAATTCGTTTGTGGCGTTTTGAAAACGTGTACCAGGAGACTGTCCCATATCACCAACCATGCCGCGTCCAAATCCGCCACCTGTGGTGTAAGAGCTTGTACCGCTAGGGCTAGTGTTAGTTGTTCCGTGGGGAGTAACTGCAACTAGATTTGCAAAGTTGAAGTTCATATCTTTAATAACATACTGCTCAGGAACTTTACCTTCGCTTTCGTTTACAATAATTTTGCTTACTTTAGCAGCATCAACAAATAGCCATTTTTTAGTTTCAGGATCACGTACAAAGAAACAGTCGCCGTATTTGAATGCATTACGCACAATGCGGAATATACGTGTTTCAAATTGTTGTTGCTTGACCCACTTCTGCAGGCTGTCTTTAATTAGTTTAACTTCAGTGCTAGTTGGCTTGCCGCGGAAGTGTGTACTAAACGGTGTTTCGTTTTCTTTATCGCGCTGTGTACAAAATTCAGCAAGGATATCTAATGCAGCGTTAACTTCACTGTCCATATCCATTGTGTCGTATTGAATATACTTTTCAATACGGTTCGGACTACCTGCGTATACATCTGGCAAGTAGCTTGAGTAATTAGTACGAGCTGGCCCGGGCCGCCCTTGGCCGCCCAATGGACTCATTGATCCTGATTGATTCGATGTGTCTACTGGGGTGAAGTATTTTTTCCAACTCATTATATTATCCTATTATTAGACGCTGGCAAATAAGTCACCGCTCAATCCTTGCTGCACTGTAAGCTGTCTATCTTGAACATCTTTCATGTTCATATTTACTTTTATTAACTGCTCCAACTTAGTATTTAAGCTAGCAAGTAATGATTCTGCTGATTCTTGAGTAGGTGCCGCAGCAGTAGCAGCGCCTCCTGAGTTCTTCATCTCTGCTTTGTCTGCTTTAGCTTTAACTTCAGCTTCTTTTTTATTTTCAATATCTTTCTTTCCGGCTTCAGCTGTAGACATACCGCCTGATTTTGGTCCTCCGGCAATTGCTACTTCAGATTTCAACAAGTCTAAACTATTGTTTGTATTAAAATTAGTCTTTGCTTGTGCTGCCTCGGCTTTATCGTTTTCAACACCAATTTTCTTAGTATGACTATCTTTTAGTCCAATAAGTTTTTTATCTATTTCAGTTTTCTTTTGCTCTCTGGCTTCTTTCTTTGTTTCACTGCTTCGTTCGTTAGCTACCCCTTTTCTTTCTGCATCTCTAACTTTTTCTTTTTCGTCTAATGCTTGTCGTTCAGCTGCTACTTCTTGTTGTTTAAGTTTAACTGCTTTATTTGCATCACCAAAAGTTATTTTGTCTAATAGAGTTAAAAATCCTTCTTTTAGAGTTA